GGAATAGCCATAAAGCTTCCTGGTTCAAGTGAGTACACATATCAGATCAGTGACAATTTATTACAGCAGCGGACTTCTAAGAACGTAGCGGAAGAGATTAAAAGAATCAGAAGCACGAACCAAAGATAAAAGACTGTGGCAGCAGTCGTAAAGCCCTTGTTTATAGGTAAAATCGCGAAAAAGTAACAAAGAAAAGGAGAACGAAGCAGTGAAAAAATGGGTTGTTGAGATTGAGAAGGAAAGCGGGAGAGTAGAAACCAGGTTAGTACCAGCAAGAAACAAATGTACAGCGATAAGCAACTGCAAGAACGAAGGAGACACAGTATTATCATGTGTTCCATATACCGGGCAGAACGTGAAAGTAAGCGGGCAGCGCGACGAAGAAGAGGAACGCGGCTACGGTGGCTATACTTTCGGTTATGGCTTCGGATACGGGGCAAGAAGAAAGGGGCGAAAATATGGCAGCGGCAGTTATGAGCATTGATAAACAGAAGGCAAGAGCAGACGAAGCGCTGGAACTTGTAGGACAGCTTGATACTTCGATGCAGAAAGCCGTTTATATTGCTACTAAAATGTTCCTGGCGGCGAAGGAAACGCCGGAAGAGAAAGGAAAACCGAAGAAATGACACTTAAAAGAGTTGGAAGCTTGAAAAATAAGAAACATAAGCACTGTTTACAGTGCGGGCGTGTACTGGTAGGGCTTAAGGACAACACCGAACACGAATGTAGCTTTTGCGGGCAGAAGCATTTTGTAGATATCTACGGTACTACCCTGGTACTTACAGCAGCAGAACGCCCGGACTTAAGACACCGAACCGAACCAAAGAACCCGGACGACCCGGAAGTAGTACAAAAGAAGAAAAACCAGGACGAATTTAAAAAGAGCCTGGCTATATTCCGTAGTAAATGGGGAAGGTAAAGACTGAGTGTTAGGACTGAAAATATTTTTAGGTGTAATGATTGCGTTGATGTTATTAGGAATCATCGGGGCAAGAACTAAATGTAGTAAATCTATCGCGGGGGCTATCGCAATATGTTGTATTGTACTGCTTACCGCGATCATTGCCAAAGAGAACCAGCCAAAAGTAACAGCAGTAGCGCCGGAATCCGGGAAGATTCAGACGGAACAAAACGCCTGGGGAACGATTACCGTTACAGACGATACCGGGGTTACGAGAGAATACCAGGGCTGTATACATATTTCCGGCACGTACCCGTATGAGACTACAGAGTATATGGGCTTATGTGTGAGTATGGAAAGTGCAATAGAGACGGGCGAGTGGTCGCCAGGAATGTACAAACTGTACTATGAAAGCGAAGGAAAGTACTGGGAAGCGAAAAGCAATGAGAAGGAGAGTAAAACCGATGAATAACTATATAACATTGTACGGAGAACCGTTAGAGTATCCGCACCAGGTAAGCGTAGATAAGCGCGGAGTAGCTTACTACGGGTTCAACATGGCAACAGAAAGGGTAAGCGGCATTAAGGATATTACCCAGGTGATCGTAGAAGAAGGTACGCCAGCTTTTGAGAGCTTAACAGCAATCGACCAGGTAAAAGACCTGTTAGACTGTAAGCTGCTGGTTACTGGAAGAATCCGCACAAGAAATATCAAACGGAAGGACACCGACGGCAGCAGAACCAAAGAGAAAGAACACGACAAGAAGAACCAGGCAGCAGAGAAAGAACATAGCAAGTTATATATTTCAGTGCGCGCCCAGGAGATTACAGACCAGGAATACGAAGGAGATACGAACGGGGTAGTTTTAACCGGGTTCGTATGTAAAAAAGGCGATATGCGGACTACGCCGCGCGGTATCCGTATTACGGATATGATTTTAGCGTGCTGGCGCGAAGACGACGAAAGCAATGTAAGCGATTATATCCCGGCGATCACATGGAACGGAACAGCGGCAAGGGCAGCAGATAACCTTAATGTAGGGGACTGTATCGAAGTACGCGGACGTTTACAGAGCCGGGAGTATACAAAAGAGCTGGAACACGGGGAAACCGAGGTTAGAACGTGCTACGAATTGAGTATTGAGGAATACAAGGTAGTAGCACCAGCGGAGTTAAAGAAAGAAGCGTAAACACATACACCCGAAAACAGAGAAAGACAAAAAGAAAAGCCGCTAGGTTATCGGGAAATAACTTAGCGGCTTTGCCGTACAAAGCTGTACTTCAACTCACAAAGATAGTATAGCAAATATCCGGCAAAAAAGCAACTGGAAAGCCTTTAAATGCAAGGGGTTTTACCAGTTTTAAGGCTTGATAAAAGTATTAACTTTAGGAACAGGAGTTAGGATATATGCCATACATCATAGAGGTAGTACAGGCGGGTAGAACTGTAGAGGTAATGAAGTACTATAGCAGCAGATACGGGAAGAAGGGGATAAAGAGAGGGGAGAGGAAGGCACTTACCAAAGAAGAACAGATTAAAGTGAATAAGAGAGCAGCAGAGAAGAAGTTGAGAAGGCTGATAAATGAGAACTTCCAGGAAGGAGATACACACCTGGTATTAGACTACAGAAAGGAGAGAAGACCAGCCGGAAGAGTACAGATGCGGGAAGACGCAGACGACTTCTTGAGGGAAATGCGAAAGCTGTATAAGCGTCATGGTATCCCGTTCAAGTACATTCATGTAATGGAGATCGGGAAGAAAGGGGCGCTGCATCATCACTTAGTCATAAATACACCCGAAGAGATAAGCCAGCAAGCTATAGTACGGTGTTGGAAGGGAAGAGGAAGGACACACCACAACCCGCTAGACGATACAGGACAGTACGCTAAATTAGCGTCGTATCTGATAAAGCAAAGCGACGGAATGTTAAGAAGCCCGGACGCACTGCAAGGAAAGCGCTGGAATAGTTCACGGAACTTAAGGAAACCGAAGGTATTGAGGAAAGAGCCAGTAAAAGACAAAGGCTGGTATAACCGTATCGCAAGGCTTCCGAAGAAGTTAGAGCAGTCCTATTACCTGGACGGCGACAGCGTACAGGAAGGAATACACGAAAAGACGGGTTATACGTTCTTTACCTACACATTTGTAAAAATTAACCAAACCTGGAAGGAGACAGAACTAGAATGGGACAAACTTTAGGAATTGACAGAGACTTAGCAAGAAAAATTAAGAGAATGAGCCGTAAGGAATTGGACGGCTATTTAACGAGAGTAACCGACAAGAGTTACAACAACGGTTACGAACAGGGCTTAGTAGAAGGTATCGCACTGGCGGGACAGGCTATGGACGAAATCCTTAAGGAAGAAGTGATTAAAGGCACGTTCCCGGCTGAGAAGGTGGATGAGATCAAAAAGGCAGTAGGTACATATATCGCAAGAGTGCCGGAGCGGGCAGCAGAGAAAGACAAGGACGAAGGGAAGAAAAAAGATGATTAAAGCAATCTACCTTACCGGGCTTATTGTGGCAACAGCATTTACCTTACTGGCATTGCTTATAGATGATATGCGCAGGGAAATGCGGGAAGAGGAACAGGGATACTACAGGGAGAAACCACACGGAAAAGAGAAAGCGGCGCTTGTATGGGCGGAAATCGGAACATCATTGACCGTAGGGCTTATGTGGTGGGTAGCGGTAATAGTAATCATCGGTGTAGCGATAATGATAATCACGGGAGACGATTTAGAAGTATGAATGTAACAGAATCAGAAGACCAGGCACAGCGCCTTATATTTGACTGGGCGCGCTGGCAGAAGGGCAAATACCCACAGCTTAAGGCTATGTACCATGCAGCGAATGAAGGGAAGCGAAGTGCAAGAGCTGGGGCAGAATTGAAACGCCAGGGCATGAAGCCAGGCGTAAGCGATATCTGCTTACCGTATGCTTCCGGGAAGTATAACAACCTGTATGTAGAGCTGAAAGTAGGAAATGGCAAAGCTTCAGATAATCAGCTTAAGTTTGTAGATATGATAAACAGCATTGGCGGGAAGGCGGTTGTAGTCTACGGCAGCGAAGCGGCAATAGAGCTTATAACTGCATACCTGGAAGGAACGATAGACGACCTGGAAATAGTAAGCGACACATACCCGAAGGAAAAAGCAAAGATTACAGAACGGGTAAACAAGAAACGGTTTATAGGTTTTTGCGGTACAGATTGCCGGAAATGCGATAACAAAGGTTGCCAGGGGCGGACGGTAGACGACATATTAAGCCCTGGGCTGATGCCAGCAATATAAAGAACGGTACGAAAGAGAAAAACGCTTGTAACTGCTTATGGTTATGGCAAAGCAAGGGAAAATAGTATATCACACACGTAACACGACAACAAAAGCAACAGCGGCGGGGCTTTTCTGCTGCCGCCGCAGAAAGGGAAGTTTAGGCAAATGAACGCGATTGAATGGTTAAAAGGAAAACTACATATTGAGCCGGACGAAAGAAAGATAGGTAAGAAATATTATGAGAAATGCGATAAGGACACAGCTATAGAGCTGGAAGCGTCTTACTCTACATACATGATATTGAAAGACCGAGGATATGAGCCGGACGATGTTTTAATATTACTGGAAGAAGATAACGGAAAGTTTACAGGGAAGAAACTTACAGTACAGGTATACAGCGCAGAAAGAGGAACAGAAGGTTTATTAGACGGCTATTGTGTCTTGATGGTCGAAAATATGGGCTTAGCAGCGTGGAAAGTGAAATAAAAGAAAGTGAGGTAGAACAAATGAGAACAGCAGCAGTAGTAAATTTAAAAGGCGGAGTAGGAAAGAGTACAACAGCTATTAACATGGCTTTGATTATGAGCCAGGTACACGGGAAG